TAGGTAAAAAATGGCAATATCAAGAGCTCAACTCGCTAAAGAGTTAGAACCCGGATTAAACAGCCTCTTTGGCTTATCTTACGATGAGTACGACAGAGAGTACGAAGACATCTTCTCTATAGAAGATTCAAACCGTGCTTTTGAAGAAGAAGTGTTAATCACTGGTTTCGGTTCGGCACCAACTAAAAGTGAAGGTCAAGGCGTTAGCTTCGACAACGCATCTGAAAGTTACAGTGCACGTTACACCCACGATACAGTGGCGTTAGCGTTTGCTTTAACAGAAGAAGCGATTGAAGATAACCTCTATGATTCTTTAGGTAAAAGGTATACAAAAGCACTAGCGAAATCTATGGCTAATACCAAAGAAGTTAAAGGTGCTGATGTGTTAAACAACGCTTTCTCATCCAGTTTTACTGGTGGAGATGGTAAATCTCTAATAGCAACAGATCACCCACTGTCAGGTGGTGGTTCAGCTGCTAACAGAGCAACATCAATGGCCGATCTTAACGAAACTTCTTTAGAAGATGCGTTGATCGACATAAGCGGATTCACAGATGACAGAGGACTTACAATTTCTGTTCAAGCGTCAAAAATGATAGTTCCTAGTGAACTGGTTTTTGTTGCTGAAAGAATTTTAAATTCTAATTTAAGGTCTGGAACATCAGACAATGATCTAAATGCTGTAAGAAGCACAGGGGTATTACCCGGTGGTTATTCAGTAAATCATTATCTAACTGACCCAGATGCTTTCTTCATCTTAACTTCTGTCACCGATCAAGGCGATGGTCTGAAAATGTTCCAAAGAAGTGGTATGGAAACTTCTATGGAGCCTGACTTCGCTACAGGAAACATTAGATATAAAGCGCGTGAGCGTTATTCTTTTGGTTTCTCTGATTGGAGAGGAATTTATGGGTCGCAAGGTGCATAACTCGAACGATTAGAAATACCGTTTATAACTCAAGTATTTCAAGAAAAGGCCCTTCGGGGCCTTTTTTTTGTTTTGATTCTTTTATTTTATTATGTACATAAACTTGCACATTTGTGTAAATAGTGTATTATGTATATGTGAGATTAATAAATGAAGGAGAAAAAATGTTTGATTCAGAAAATTATGATAAGAGGTTGAGAAGAGCAGAGGCCACATATAATGGTCAGTTCTACACCAAAGCAGCTAAAAAAGATGCTATGGCCGATCTCAACGAAGCTTATAAAATTTGTTTAAATCACGCTAATAAGTGTTGGAGAAATAAAGTAAGAGAAGAGTTAGGCACAGACTATGATTTTCTAGGTTCAGAGTGGCAAGCTTTTAAAGATGCTAACCCTAGTAACGATGTTCCTTATGATCTACACCAAGTAAGAGAAGCTAAACACTCCGAGTATTTCCAAGCTTTCGGTGGAGTCTGGAATTACATAGATAGCTTGGTTAAGCTTAGAGCGTTTTACAAAGAAGCAGAGATTATTGCCAAACCAAAAAAAGTTAAAACCGAGGGTGTTAGAACTGATAGGTCTGCTAAATACTGGGGCCACTGTCAGATATGTCAAAAAAGACACAAGATAGATGTTCAAACTAATAAAATAGCTGACCACGGTTATACAGTTGATGGTTGGAGAAACGGCAGCTGCATGGGCATACACGCTCTTCCATTAGAACTTTCATGTGATTTGGTCAAAAAAGAAATTGTAAATCTTAAAGAAGCTTTGGCTCAATATCAAGAAATGGAGAGACAGGGCAAAAAAGTCTTTGAGGGTATAGCTGGCAGATGGGATAGACAAGAAGAAGGAACTCCAATATATGGTGAGCCTACTAAGTACATCAAATACTGCAAACAAGACCTTGGAGTTTACGAAAAAGTCGTAGAGAAATGGTATGCACTTAATCTTGAAGACTTAGAAGAAGTTTTGTATGACGACTAAACTTACAATCAAAAAGGCCCTTCGGGGCCTTTTTTTTGGCCTAAATTTATTAATATTTATATGTATAAATAGTTGCACATTTGTGTAAATAGTGTATTATATATATGTGAGATTAATAAATAAAGGAGAAAAAAAATGATAAGAGTGCTTAATTTTTTAGAACAATGGAGCATGCTTGCTGGGTTATTTAACATGTTTGCTTTTGTCTTTGTGATCGAAGCAGTAATTAAAATGTTGGGGGTGTAAAGATGGGTAACAGAGCAGTGATAACAATTAAAGAGGATGGAGTTGCAAAAGAAAATTGGAACTCTTTATATCTACATTGGAATGGTGGCAGAGACAGTGTTGAGCCGTTTCTTCATGTAGCTAAACTTTACGGTTTCAGAAGCGCTGATTCAACTTACGGCATCGCTAGACTTGCTCAGTTGATAGGCAACTGCTTTGGTGGCACCTTGTCTTTAGGTGTCGGTAGATACGGCAGACTTGATACCGATAATTACGATAATGGTGTTTATGTCATAGGCAATAATTGGGAAATAATCGATAGAGAGTTTTTCAAGGGCAAAGAACAACAAGAATATGATTTTGACGAGTTTGTTGAAACCATAAGACTAAAAAACGACCATGTGTTTGGATATGAAGATAAAGAGGAGGTGGCATAGTGGCTGGAACTTGTTTTGAAACATCTTTAAAAAAGTGGTTAGAGCTTTTTTATAAAGGTGGCAAAGACATAAAAATTGCTCACGGTTTAGTAACAGGTCAAGTTGGTTATGTAAAAGATAAAAAATATGGACATGCTTGGGTAGAGATAAATGACCAAGTGTGTCTGGACACAGAAACAAACATTACATTTCCTAAAAAAGAATATTACAAGATTGGCAAAATAAATCCAGAAGACGTGTATCTTTACGATAAAAAAGAAATCGGGCATTGGGTAACGACAAACGGAACTTATGGCCCTTGGGAACTAGAAGAAACAGAATTTGAAAAGGAGATGGGATGATAAAAAAAATATTTGTAGACATGGACGGTGTACTAGCTGATTTCGTCAAGGGTGTTGAAGGACCTAAGTATCTAAACGGGCCGTTTGTAAATGTGCACGACTATGATTCAAGAAAGATAGAACTCAGCAACAATGGTTTATTTAGAGACTTGCCATTGCTTGATGGTATGGACCAACTAATGAAACACATAAAAACAGAGTGTGCAGCCAAGGACATATATTGGGAAATACTCACCTGTACAGGCATGCAAAACAGACAGATAGTGGCCAACGATAAAATAGAATGGATAAGAGAGCATGTCGATAAAGATGTGGTTATAACTTGTACTTTCAAGGGTGTGCAGAAAGCTGCTTATGCAAAAGAAGGCTACATATTGATTGATGATACAGAAAAAAACATAGACGCATGGAAAGGTGCTGGAGGCATAGGCATACTTTTTAAAGATGCTGAGAGCTGCATCGATGAGCTAAAGACACTTCTATAGTTTGCTAATTTAAGGTCCTAGTAGTATGATTTTACTACTAGGATTTTTTTTACATTGTTTTATCAACTGACCTAGCAGACAAGCCGAGATGATAAGACTTATTTCCGAAGGAGGAAATTATGGCAAATTCGACATTTAATGGACCTGTAAGGTCCGAGAATGGCTTTAAAGTCATTTCAAAAGCAGCCAAAACAGGAACTGTAACCACATCATTTACTTTAGACGGTAATGGTATGCAAGTTACACCTGTGGCTTTAGCTGATACTACAGCTATTTCATTAACCGCAGCAACACATGGTGGAAGAGTTGCAGTTGTGCCAGCATTAAGTGCTAATTGCACACTTACTCTACCGTCACCATCTGCTGGTGTTTACTTTAAATTTGTTTATGGCGGTGCAGCAGAAGAAACTGAAAACCTTATCATTGATACAGGTTCAGACACTAATTTCTTTTTAGGTGGAATTGTTCATTTAGATTCTAATGCAGATAATGTTTCTGTATATGCAGATGGCAACTCTAATTCTATACTTACCCTAACTGACTTTGGTTTGTTTGAAATAAACATACTAGCCAAAGATTCAACTAATTGGTATATATGGGGCAATCAAGAAGGTGCAGACGTTCCAGCATTTACTGACCAATCTTAATAGGAGTAAATAATGGCAGACGCAGTAACCTCACAAACTATTCAAGATGGGCAAAAAATTGCTATTTTGAAGTTTACAAATGTATCTGATGGCACAGGTGAAAGTGCTGTCAAAAAGGTTGATGTATCAGCTTTACAAGCAAATAATAGTGGTGATGCTTGCACTTCTGTTTCTGTGGCTCGTATTTATTGGGCCACAAGAGGCATGGGTGTAAACCTAGAATTTGACGCTAGTACAAATGTACTTTTGACTGGTTTACCAGCAGACAGTACGGGAGATGAATACTATGACTTGTTTACAGGCATACCCAATAATGCGGGCAGCGGTGTAACAGGTGATATTGATTTTACGACTGTATCACATTCAAGTGGTGATACTTATTCGATCATATTGGTTTTGAATAAGAATTATTAATGAATGGCTGTAAAGAAAACCAGAAAAGAGGCTAAACCTATAAGGAAAACGACTGGGAAGGGCGGTAATTACCGCCCTACTGGTAAAGGTGCTGGAATGACCAAAAAGGGTGTTGCTGCTTATCG